TGTGCAAAAGAAAAAGGGAAACACAAAAAGTATTGTGATGCGTACAGGATTTCCCAATCCCTAATTAAAGCGTCATCAACTTTAATCACCCTCAAGGTCGAAAAACAAAAAATTGACAAGTTAAAATTATGAACAACCAACAAAATTATCCAACGCAGGGTTTATCGGCGGCAGTTCCAAGTGCATCTCCGAAGTCATTTGAAATCATCTCAAAAATTAACAATAAAATAACCAATCTTTCTCAAGCTCTTTCTCCCGTCCTAGTTTCGAGGCCGACAAAAGAGCAAGGAGATAAAGCCATCAATTCGGGGTTAATCGCCGAACTTGAGAACATAGATTCAAGAATTGGAGGAATCCTCGATTGTTTGGAAATATAAAAAGGTCGAACGCACAGAAAAGGAAGAAGGAATAAGATGAAAAAACTAACACTCGGAAGTTTCAAAAGAGAAGGTTCGCAAGGTAGTTTTGGTCATCGGTTTTTCTGTAAACTTGACGATGGACGGGAAGTTGATTTGGAAAGTTGTCTAGGTGGATATTGCGTAGGGATTTATGATGAGAACCTAAATATCATCGGCGAAAAAACCTGCACAAAGATTGAAGGGATGCTCGAGAGTCAAATAATGCCAGGATTCAGTATGATGAGTGGCGAGGCATTAGAAAAGGCGATTAAAATCGCGAATGAGAAACTTACCCCCACCCCTAAAAAGGAGATATAAGAAAATGAAAAAAGAAACAAAACAACCAAGAGAAGAAATATGGAGTTGCGGAGATTGTGGAGATAGAGTCTTTCCGAATGGAGAGCATATTTGCCACAAAAAACCAAGAGAGTGTTGCGAGAAATGTTATGACGTTTACTTTGAGAAAGACTGGCCAGCACATACTGCATACCCCTGTTGTACAAACGAAATCTGTGAATGCCACAAACCTATCCCTGCCGAGAAGAATTTTCTTCAAGTAGGTCGGACAATAGAATGTGGAACGTGCCATCCTGAAAAGTTTGGTGATTGTAAAGAATTAAGAAGAATATATAAGTTTGATTGTGGTTGTAAGTGCCACGATAAAGTCATCCCTCCCTCCCTGCAAGCCGAAGGGAAACACAATGATTTTTCGGACGGCGCATTAACCCCTCTCGGCGAGGAGCTTCAAAAACCATGTCCCAGATGTAGTCAGCCTTGGATACGCCACGATTGCCCAATAAAAAATAAAGGAGTAAGCCCCAGCCGCACCCTCGACAGCATTCCCGCTTGCGGGGTAAGCCAATGGATGGAATACGGGAAAAAGTATCACTACACGGATTTTTGGGAAAAGAAAATCAGGAAGGAGGCAAAAGAAGAAGCGCATAGTACGCTCAATGGATGGTGTTGCGCTTGCGAGTATGACCAAATAGAATTGAATGATAGAGTTAAACGGTGCCAGTTGGAGGTACTGGAAAAAGGTCTTGAAATGGTGATTAAAAAGAGGAAAAAATAAAATATATGCACCTAAAATCCTTCATCAAAAAAATTAGGAAAGAGGCGATAGAAGAAACTTTAAAACTAGCAAAACAAGCAGTCGAAAAAGGACTCGATGACTGGGATAAACTTGACGAGAAAATGAATGAAGAAAACGCGGTGTGCTATATTATAAACAGGATTTACAGACACCTAGAGGAAATTGAAAAGATGAAATAATATGTCAGCAAACGACCAAAATGAAACGAACATATCTCGCCAGAAAATCTAAAAGCGAAAAAGCCAAGATAAAAGACCGCATACAGGCATTGTGCCGCGCGATAGCTATTAAACGAGATAAAGGTTGCTTTTTGAGGCATTACGCGGATGCCGGCGGATGCGGCCCGAGAAGAAAAGACGGAGAAATAGTGTTACAATATGATCACCTAAATTCCAGAATCCACAGCGTGTCGTTCGGAGACACAAGATTGGGTGTATGTATCTGCGCTCGCCATCATGGATATTGGAAACCGCAGTATCCGGCGAAATATGAAACCTATGTGCGAGATTTTATCGGAGAAAAACGAACAGAACTTCTTGATAAAGTACGGGCAGATAATAAACCCTACAAAATGGATTGGAAAGTACTCGAACTTTCGCTCATAGACGAGTTGAAAAAAATGGGGGAATGATGTATATTTAAATGGATAATAGATTACGTACTGAAAAATGAAAAAAGAGGGGAATATCTTATTTTGGTTAATGGTGGCGGCTATTTTAGGATTTATGGTGTGGGGGTTTTTCCAAATTGATTGTTGTAAATGAAATACTCAATAGATAAAAAGATGTTCGCTAACGATCCTACGGGTATAAAAGACAAACTTGGAGGATCACCCTTACCGATGGAGTATTTTCTAGGGATAGAATATCCTCCTGAAGGTGGAATTTTATCTCGTTATCTTCCGTTTCGTTTTCCAAAGAAAGGAATACCACTACAAGAATCAATAGATAGAATTGGTACGGTAAAAAAGATTATTAGAAACAGTATTTGGATTATCGTAAAAACCCCACTTAAATATGTTGTTTTGTTTGGTTTATTTTTGCCCGCTAATGGTTTCAAAATCCCTTACTTTAAAAAAGGAATACTGGCTAAAAGGTATTTATCTAAAGATAAGATTATATTAGAAGCGATTGAAAAATTTAACGATATATGTGATCAGATTATGCGGTTACAGGTTCTTACTCCTAATTCATTTTGTACTTGTGCCCGAGAGGTATATTTCAAAGGCAAGGCGTACATAGATACGCACTACACTGGCAGAAAGCAGATAGTATACGAGCGGTTGCTGTATTATTTATGCCATATCATAGAACTTGATACTGCGTACCGATACAGATTTCAAGACATCATGATGGAGTTAATCAAAGCGAATTTCAGAAAGAATCCAGCGAAAGAACTAAAGAGGTTATTGGGGCTTATAATCGCCCGTGAAAGGTCGCAAGGGTTACGCATGGATAAATACAGACCATTCTTCTTGGTTGCATATTGTGGATTTAAACTGCGTCCATCATTTCGAAAGAAAGTTATTGAGTTTGTGGAAACACTTGATACATCTGGCGAATCGTGGGAAAATATAGAGGCGCAGACTGATTGGCTTTCATTACCGGATTATTCCCCTCTCCAGCGTATTGGCTTTGACCACGCGGACTGGTATGATGTAATGAATGGAGTTACTTATGACTCTGGGGATGTGAATTTAACAAGACGGATGGCGTTACGAAAAAAAATAGATACAGAATGGATGAATCATCTAACAAAAAAGTACAATACGACAAAGGTAGCAGACTTGATGAAAGCTCTCTCTTTGGCTGTTCCCGAAACTTTTGGGAGAGACTCTTTGTCGTCGGAATCGGGCTAGTAATTGGATCGGTAGTTCTATGGTTTGTTATCGTATCGGCAATTAAAACAGCGTTACAATGATTAAAATAATAAAATCGGGCAAAGAGGCGAGAGATGCAATCAAGCGTGGTATAGATGCCTGTGCTAACTTGGTTAAAACTACTCTCGGCCCTGCAGGACGCAATGTGCTTATCTGGCGGCAGAATCAATGGCCACTTTCAACAGATGATGGTGTAACCATTGCAAAGAAGATGGATGTTGTAGATGAAACAGAGAACCTAGGTCTTTTGACTTTTGTAAACGGCTCGATACGGGCTAACGACATCGCTGGCGACGGAACCACTTCAACAATCATAATAGCTCAAAAGATTATCGAAGAGGCATTCCAGCAACTTGATTTGTCGGATAGTACATTTTTAAAAGATATTGTTATTGATTCTAAAGGTTTATCGGACGAGATTTTGAGACGCGGCGAGGAAGTGTGTGAGAAACTCGATGCTATGAAGAAACCGATTGAAACGCGGGAACAACTGATACGCGTAGCTCAAATTGCAGTAAAAGATAAAGAGATGGGCGAAGTGATAGGCGACATGGTATGGAAGCTTGGTAGGTATGCGTATGTGTCTGTCGAGGACTCGTATGGAAGTAAGATTGAGAGCGATATTATCAATGGGCTTAATTTTAATGGTAAGCCGGTAGTGGACTGGACATTTAACGATAAGCGTGAGATAGATTTTCCTGATACAGGTATAATCGTAACCAATCAAGAAATACGGGATGGGTTTGATTTTATCCGCAAGGTAGGAGAGAAACAGCCAGCGATACTCCTTGAGTTGTTAAACTCCGGTACAAAGACTTGTGTAATCTTTGCACCGAAATTCAGCATCGAATCTATGCACCAGTTTGCAAAGTGGTGGGCGGGAGGGTATAACATTATACCTATCAAAGTGCCATCGCTTACCAACGAGCAATTAGAAGACGTTGCAATTTATACGGGTTCTACGTTTGTAGACACTCAAAAGGGATCAACGATAAGCCGCTTGGTACTCTCGGACATTGGTAAGGCAATCAGAGTACACCTCAAAGACGAAAAGGTATCTCTCTATGGCGGCGGAGGCACAAAGCAAGCAACGGAAAAACGTGTAGAGGCACTTAAAAAACAACTTGAGAAAGAGGAAGATGATTTATTTAAGAAGAAGATGGAGCGGCGTTTATCCGCGCTCTCCGGCGGTATTGGTAAGATTCGTGTTGGATCAGACACAGATGTTCAAAAAGGGTACTTAGTAAAGAAAATTGAGGATGGCGTGCGAGCGACAATTTGTGCTTTTGAGGAAGGAATTATACAAGGCGGAGGTATACCACTCAAGGAAATAGCCGAATCAATGGATAAGAACATTCTCACAGAAGCTCTCAAAGCCCCCCACGAACAACTCAAAATCAACGGAGGCAAAGACTTCACAGTAAACGAAGGTGTATTTGACCCCATAAAAGTAACCAAGACGGCAGTGAAAATGGCGTGTTCGGTTGCTTCGATGATGGTAATGACCGAGGGGACTATTGCACTCAAGCGTTTATCTCTTATGGATGATTTACAAGCAGGTATTAGGACGGACAAGCGATTCGAGGACAAGATACCGGAACGAGATTTGGAAAAAGATCGAGATGATTATTGGAACGCCAAAGCTGGAGATGTTTAAGGCTAAAATAAAACACATAAAGCCGTGGTTCTTCTTTATCATTAAGTATTATTTTCCTTACGCAGATTTCAATAGACAAAATCGAGGAACTGTGGTAGTCTTTAACCAGACGATTTACACGAAAGACCCACTATCCGCCCCGCTTTACGCCCACGAAATAATTCACTGCGAACAGCAAAAGAATTTTTGGGGGGCAATTAAGTGGTGGAAGCAATATCTCAAAGACCCGAAATTCAGATATGAGCAAGAGCTAGAATCTTATCAAATGCAATACAAGGTTTACTGTGGAATGGAAAATGATAAGGAGAAACGGAACAGGTATTTGGTATTTTTGGCAGGAATCTTATCGGGACCGTTGTATAAGTATTGTATTTCGTTTTCACAAGCGGAGATGAAGATAAAAAAAGGAAATGGATAAAGAAACCGAAATATGCCAACTCTTAACCAAGAACGGGCGGCAAAAAGGGTAAAAGAAGTGATTGAAAAGAACCTTGACATAGATGGCGGTTCGTTGTTGAAAAGTGTGGATTATGGGATAGGATTCCAAAGAAGTCCGGGAAGGGTTTTTAAGAGCAAGGGATTTCGAAAAGCTATGGAAAAATTAGGTTTTAGTATCGAGGCGGCAGATTTGACTGTTGCAAAGATTTTACGAACAGGAAGGGAGGAGAATCAATTAAAAGCGAGCGATCAGATTTATAAGAGGTTGGGAGGATACCAACAAGGAGACGTACCAGTTTTAAACATCAGCCAATTACTTATACTTATCAATGGAGGAACTCAAAAAGCTGAAAGACAAGACGTGGAGAGTAAATAATCTCTACACAATAAAAGATAAGTCTGCAAATCTTATTTCTTTTAAAAGAAATCGAGCGCAGGAAGATTTCGCAAAAAATGCTCATACAAGGAATATAATTCTCAAGAGTAGGCAATTAGGTTTTACAACGGACGAAGCAATATCAATGCTGGACGATGCCTTATTCACTCCAAGCATGGATTCATTATTCATTGCACAAGACCTCGATACAGCAAAAGATATATTCTCAAACAAGATAACGCTTGCGTGGGATAATTATAAACTCAAAGCATTATATGAAGTAAACACAGAATCGGCGAGACAGTATAAATTCGGATTTGGTGATGGTTCAAAGAGTTCAATCACAGTAGATTCGTCGGGGCGTTCAGGAACATATCAACGGCTTCATATTACAGAGTTTGCTAAAGTATGTAGAGACTATCCGGAGAAAGCAAAAGAAATCTTTACAGGTTCAATACCGGCAGTACCTACAAATGGCAGAGTGGACATAGAATCAACCGCAATGAGTTCAGAGGGATTATTTCACGATTTATTCTGGGAAGCATGGGAACGAGGAGAGCCAACATTGCCAACGGAGTTCAAAGCACACTTCTATAACTGGCAGTGGGATGAAGAAGTACAAAGAACGGAAGTGATTAAGGAGCTTCCACGAGAGATGCGAGATTATCAAACGCTTCATAAACTAACCGATCAAGAAATTTCGTATTTCTTTATCAAGTGGAACTCTTTAAATAGGGATTGGAAAGAAACAAAACGAGAATATCCTACGACACCATTTGAAGCATTTGAAGGCAGTGGTGCAAAGGTTTTTGATTGGGCGGCGATAGAGAGGTTTGTATTACAACAAGGCGAGAAACACGGAGATTGGATTTATTATGATCAACCGAAAATAGGAAATAATTATGTGCTTGGAGCAGACATAGCCGAAGGCGTAGGACAAGATAGTTCTGCGTGTGTTATATGGAATCTAACGCCAGTGCGTCCGAGAATTGTTGCTATCTATAAGAATAATCGAATAGCGCCGGATTTGTTTGCGTATGAGATAAAAAACGGAGCAGAAAAATACCAAATGGCTTTGGTTGCCCCCGAACGAAATAATCACGGACACAGTACGATTTCCAAACTTAAAGATATTTATCAAGAGGAGAATATCTACGAAGACGAAAAAGGGAAATATGGCTGGGAAACAAATTTAGTGAGCAAGCCGAAAATGTTTTTTGATTTAGCAACGGCGGTAAATAACGATTTAGTTGATGTTCCGTCTCATCTTATTGCAAGCGAAATGAGGAAGTACGACAAGGAGAATTTAAGTACGAATCGGTTTGATGAAAATGTTACCCAGCATTATGATTTACTTACGGCGGCGTGTATCGGATTTCAAATGAAAAATCATAGGAAGAAACCGCAAGAAGCCACTACCTACATCCCCGACTGGTCTGATTCCAAAATCAGTTCCACAATACCGGAATCCACTACCCATGTAGGGTTTTGACATTGTACTTATAATTTGCTAAACTATGGATACACAAATAGCAGACATAGAATTTAGGGTTGTTGAAATGTTGCGTAAATTACGTCCCTATGGTAAAATAGAGATTGCTATGAATCAAACGGGGACGGAGTTAGCGGTTACCATGACCAATCCTTCACGAATAATTTTATACACACAAATAACGGCGCAAAAATGAATATACCAAAACTACCAAACGAATTAAAAGCTTCTTCTGTTTATTTAGAAGGTAATTTTTATGTCATTGTATGTTTGGATGGAAATTATCTAAGTATTTTTAAATGGGATGGCATTTCGCCAGAGTTTAACTTTTATGTTGGAACTTTTATAAAACCAAAAGAATACAACATTTAAATTAACCAACATATATTCTTGAGCTAACGCGAAATACGCAAGCTCTCTTCAGTCGAAGAGGGCTTTTTATTTATATAAAAACTTGATAGGAATACTAACTTTTAGTAAAGATGGCAAGCTCATAACCCCGAACGCATCGGTGTCTATTTATGCTCCAAACTATGATATAGAGACACTCACGGCGCAGGTATCAAAGGATTACGAGACAGGTAGTAACATACTAACTACCCCATACACAGAGTTTGGCGGGCCGGGACTTTCACCAATGACTGTTGCCGAACGGGATAAGCTCATTTTTAATTCATGGGAAGACTCACCATCAGAAGACCCAGACAAGACGTGGAGATGGACTGGCGTACGCCCCACGGCTAGAAACAAGATCATAGCAGTAGCGGCTCACTTTATTGCGGCACTCTTATTCCCCAATATCTTTGCTCAAAATGAGGAAGACGATGAGGACAAAGACGCGGCGAATTTAATGAAGGATTTGATTATTTACAACATAGATAATTCAAACTATAAGACTTCGTATCTGTTTGGTATCGTAGCCGCTCTCTATAACCCTGTGGCGTACTTTGAAATTGAGTTCGCCGAGGTAATCAGAACTGTTCGAGAAAAGCAGGAAGATGGAACGATAACACTAAAAAAAGCGATTGATGATGTATTCTCTGGGTTCAAGATGCACAGTGTCTCATTTGATGAGGTACTTATCAATAATGCGTATGAGTACGATTTGCAAAAGCAGAACAGCATTATCCGGCAAAGGGCTATAACGTATGACGAAGCTAAAAAGAGATTCGGCGAGCATGAGAACTGGAAGCATATCAGGCCTGGCATTAAAACCATATTTGATACATCTTCCCAAGCGTTCTATGACATAGTAGACGCAAACAGTGGAAATCTCGTGGACTGGACGATATATTACAACCGAGGCGAAGACTTGGAAGTGTCTTTTGTGAATGGAATCTATGTCGGGGCGACAGCGATAGACGCTAACTTTATGAGGCATAGAAGGGCTGGAAAGACAGTTGATGGCGATCCGATACTTGTGCCAATTTATCCTCTTATAAAGTTCGGGTACAGTCCTATAGATGAGGGCAGATTCTTCTTTTATAAATCTTTAGCGAATGAATTAGGCCCGCAGTACCGTTTAGCCAATCGTATGTGGCAGATGACAGCCAATGGAACGTTTTTAGACACTATTCCTCCTGTATTTATTACGGGTAAGCAAGTTATCAAATCTAATGTTTTTCATCCCGGCGCGGTAACATCGCTTCCCGATAGAGAGTCTACTGTAACTCCTATTAAGGTAGGTAGTAATCTTAATTCCGCGTATAACGCTATGGCATTGATTGACGGAGACTTGAATGCTACTGGCAAAGTGCCTAACCTCCCAGCGAAGGCAGGAACAACAGCGTATGCGGTGTCTCAAGAGATAGCTCAAGCCAAGATACAGCTTGGTATCTTCGGAGCTATGGTGGCAGAATGCGTGGTACAAATCGGAATGCACATGATTGATGTCATTTTACAGCATCAGACCATTGCCGATGTTGAGGAAATAACAGGTGGCGAGACAAAGCTCAAATACCGGAAGTTTATACTTCCAAATCAAGTTCGAGACGGAAAGAGCGTTACAAAGGTTATTCAACTCACCAATCAAGAGCTTCAGGGCACACAAGAGGAGAGCGATGAGATATTCGCTATGCAAGGCGGCCCGAACGCAGAGAAGGAACTGTATTTTGTAAATCCAGCGATATTCCGACGTATGAAGTTCTTAGTACGGATTGATCCAAATGAACTTATGCCTAAGAATGAGATATTTGAAAAGGCATTGGCTCTTGAGTTCTTCACGACATTTTTTAATAACCCATTCATAGATCAAGAAGTATTGACCAAAGAAACTGTAGAGAAATTCAAACGGGGCGAGGCATCGAAGTTTATGAAGAAGCCGGAAGAAATGCAACAGATGGCTATGGCACAAGCGGCACAAGGCCAAGCGTTAAACGGAACTAAAGCAGGCAACATTGTAAGCCAAGTAACGGGAAATTCTCCTTTAGCGGAAATGGTACGAGCATAAATTACTGAAATCAAAGGTCGAAAAAATATAAATACATGGAAATAAAGTATTACAACCTAGATAAGTTAGAGCGAGCGCGAAAACTCGCAGGAGTAGGAGCATCAGAAGAAAAGGTTTTAGAGTCTTATGCGAAGCTGGGCGGGAAGTTTGATGTAGTCAAAATTGATTCTAAGCCAGTAAAGGAAGTAAAAACTAAAGCCAAAAAATCCAAATGAATTACTACGTTTTAGTTAACCAAGATAAAGAAGCGAGAGCTAGAGGTGTAGTAACTCGCAAGGGGACTCCTCCGGATAAACGCGCAGATAGAGAGCGCACGGATTATGCTGAATGCAATCTCTATGATAGGGCGAGGTTAGAAAACTCTACGATTAAGGATGATGACTTGATTATTGCCGTCTATCGGGGTTTGGGAGGCAAGGTAGAGGAGTTTCCTACACAGAAAGAAGCTGACGCTCGGGCAGATGAACTAAAGCTCATTAGAATTAAACAGTCGAAAAAGGATGCAAAGGCATTAGAAAGCTAAGATGAAGAAGGTACGTTTCTATGTTCTTAATTGGCTGACGAGGAAACTATACAACCCTATCACCGCAGAGGACATTCTCTCTATCAATGAGGATGGGAGTATGTCGTACAAAGGTAAGAAACTACCAGCCGAGGACAAGCTCAAGATAGCGGAAGATGCAGAGAGATTTTCTAAGTCAATTATATGGAAGTTTCTTTCGGATGACGCGAAATACCATGCTAACTATACGATGTACGAGAAGAGTACGAATTTTGACAGTATGCTCTTTGGTAAAGCGTTGTTATATAGCATAGATATTATCGAGCAAAGGATGGATGATCTTAGCAAATTGAAATAGCACTGGGGTCGGTGCAAGGCGATTCAGAGAGCGGTAGCACATCGTAAGAGGCCAACCCAACTACCTCTCTCCGAGTCGCCTAGAGCGACTTACAGGCAGCGTGTGCCTAACACGATTCGGTCTGTTCCCTGACCTGTATAAATGGGGAAGGTAGTGTGAACCTATAAATAAATCACAATACTCAACCTACATGGCTGATGAAATTAAGGAGGGTACTGCCACTCCGGAAGGAGAAAAAGCCACGGAAAAGACGGATACCGAAAAAAAATCCGAGCAACTTGACTACAAAGCATTATACGAGGAAGAAAAGGGTCTACGGAATAAGGCGGAAAGCATAATCCAACGACATAAAAAACCGAAGGAGGATATTGTTGATGTCGAAGGTTTTGACGATGAGCAATCATCGGATAAAATCGAGAATCTCATCAATGAAAAGTTTTCTAACTTAGAATCGAAACTTCTTACCGAAAAGATTGACACTTCAATCGCAAGATTGTCAGACAATCTGGACAAGCAAAAGCTCATCCGGTATCACTATGAAAACTCCATTAACCGAACAGGCAACATGGATGTGGACTTAGAAAATGCCGAAGCTCTTGCAGATAAGAAGCGACTCAAAGCGCAGAATGACGAGTTGAAAGCAACAATACTCTCGAAAGAGACTCGTTCCGAGGGTTCTGTGGGAGGGCGTAAGGTAGCATCGGAAGATATTTCCGAACCCCATCTTACGGACATTGACCGTAAAATAGTCAATGAACTTAGAACGAAATATGTGCTTCCAAACGATGCGATTCGTAGAATACTCAAAGGCGAATCACTCGACAGTCTTTTAGAGACTGGAGTCATTAAAAAGCGGTAATCCTCTAACTGCGTGTAGTCTCAAAGGTCGAAAAAATATCAATGAGACAAACACATGAGTGAAGGAGATATAGAAGTCATAAGTGGTTCGTACGGCGTGCGAAATGTTGATGTTGGGAGTGCTACGTTAGCAATTCAATTCGGTGAACCAGTCAGGAGATTAGCTTCTAGTGGTACTTACTACGGTGCGCATTTACAAAATGGCGCTCCTAGTGTTGGAAGTGATGTATTTTTAGGAATTGCTAATAGAGTATCTACGCAAACAACAACCCTCGATGGGAAAGTTGAAGTAAATCTTGTCGGAGCAGGCACAGTCCTCTTTGGCGATGCGACAACTGCCGCAAACGTTGATACTGCCGCAGAACTTTTGTTGATTATGTTAAACAATGTAGCATTCGATGTTACTTCTACTGTTTATACAATCGATGAAGATGAAGCGGATAAGGCAACACTTGGATTGCAGATTGTCGGAGGAGATGTAACACGCAGTAAGTTATATGTTCAGGTTCATGTAAATTGTACTTCTCAAGCTTCTCTCATTGGTGTAGCTGGAATATAACCTAAATGTCATTCAATTCAGGTGCGAATGTTAACCTCGTTCAAACAAGGTTAGACAGCATCGTTAGAGAAGAGTTTGACCATCCGAATGAACCGAACGAAGTAACCGCGCTTACTCCAACTTTCTTCAAACAAGAACCTTTCGATAAAGGTTCGTATGTACACGAAGAAATCGGTGGCCCGGGAGCTTTCAAGGATCATTCGGAGGAAGAGGAAGTTGACCAAGCGACACCGAGGTCTGGAAATCTCGTAACAACGAGAATACGGGCTTATAAGAGAGATATCCCCATCCCAGATGAAATGATGGAGGACAATCAGCTTGGGACAGTAGACTACGAAGTACGACAATTAGCATCGAATGCGAAATTATCACGCGATGATTTTGCTTTTCGGCAGTCGTATGGTGATGCGTTCTCGGGGTCTTTGACTCCAGATGGAGACGCACTCTGCTCAAACAGCCATACCACGCTTTCGAACGACACAGTAGATAACTTGGAAACAGGATCACTTACTGCGGCGAATTTGGAGGTAGTGGTGCGGTCTGTGCGAAGACAGAGAAAGCAAGATGGTATGCTCGGCGGGCATAATGCGGCGGGATTACTCACCGCGTTAAACCTTGCGGAGGATGCTATGGAGATAACCAAGTCTAAATTGAAATCAGGCACACCAGACAATACCCTCAACTATTTCTCGGAAGTCTATCCGGGATTGGTGGTTGGTACGTCTGCGTACTTGCATTCTGATTACAACGCGGGCTTGAACACGAACGTTAATACGTCATACTTCGTGGTTTCTCGGCATCACCAGATTACGAGAATCCAACGGAAGACGCTTACTACGAAACTCGTTCCGCCCGATACGGATCGGAAGGATCGATGGTTCTATCGAGCGAAGTTCCGTGAAGTGATATTAGCGAAAAGTTGGAGTGGGATTTGTGGATCAAACGGGACAGCTTAGTCAAATTAACTTAAAGGTCTAAACCAAAACACAACAATAAATAATGGATAAAAAATCTTTATCTTCTCTATTTATCGGAGTCTTGATCGGACTTGTGGTTGGTTTGGCTGTTGTCGCCTTACGGCCACAAGTTCCTTCGGAAGTCAGATTAAGCGGACAGACGGAAGATTCATTTGCGACAACGCAGAATCTTTCTGCATCGGGTACGTTGAATATTGCGGGAGCTTCTACTCTTACGGGAGAGGTTTGGTTCGGAAGTTCCTCTACGATTACTGGCTTAGTTACTCTTGGATCAGTGAGTGGAACAGCGAGTTCCATTACTGGAATACGATGTGTAAATCAAAACTATGACGTGCCATCATTATTGGCGTTTCAGACAAGCTCGGTTGCTACGGCACTTAGCCTTGTTGGACCGAGTTCAACTGTAGCGTTATTCGCAACATTGAATACGGCGACATCAAGTGTTCCGTATTTATTGCCAATCGTTATATCGAGCGGAACTGCGACATCGGCAGTGGCACAAGTAACTTTTACCAACGTCAATGCAAGTTCAACTTCGGCGATAAATGCGATTAGCGGAGTCCTTACGACTTGCGCGATTCAGCAATAGTCCGCTTGCTCTACTCGTCAGAAAATGGCGGGTAGGGACAAGCGGATTACGAAAGGTCGGTTAATAAAATAAATATATGAACAGCAAAACAACAAATATAATTTTAGGAGTAATTCTGTTGATTCTTATTATCCCGTTTTTTCAAGGGAATAATGAGCCAATACAATTACAAGGAAATGGAGGTCGCCAGTTTTCTGGACTAGGTACGATAAACTCTAGTGCAACAGTAACTTCACAAGGAATTACTATTATTACAAACGCTTCTAACACAGGTCAGTGGTTTAGCATTCGGAACACTTCATCTAGCCCTGTGTGGTGTGGAGGAGGAACGAATACTTCAACATTAGTTTTTGGAGGTCAGTTACTTGTGGGGATAACGTCTTCAACAGGGTCGAATGTGTGGGAGATGTGGGAAATGGGAGGGCCAATATCGTGCTGGGTAAGTGGAGTATCTGGGACTATTTCGTATTCATTCACATCACAACAATAAATGCCGGAGCAGGAAACACAACTACCTATCATACTTGATCCGCAAACAGAGCGGCTGATTCGCCGTTTGGGTCATTTTGCGTATGTTACAACTGCTCCGACATGGACACCGGATGATAATGGAGTGCCTGTCGTATATTTCGATGGTACGAATTATTACTTGTATATATATGCAAACGGTGGATGGAGGTCTGTTAAAGTTACTCTTAACGAAGCAAGTACAATTCTTACGACTCAAGGCGATATTCTATATCGAGATGGTAGTGGTCTGGCTCGGTTAGGAGCTGGAACGTCAGGTCAGTATCTTGAAACACAAGGAGCAGGAGCTAATCCACAATGGAAATCAAAGTTTGGAGGAACAGGTGCTGATGGTGCATTGAGTATAGGAAGTGGGACGACTACGTTGAGTTTCGGTGGCAATCAGTATTTAGTAAAGAACTACACAACATTATCTATCACAAGCACAGCGTTGCTTACATTCTCAAATCCTCACGATAACGGAAGCGTGGCAATCCTCCGCGTGCAGGGAGATGTAACAATTACCGCTAATGCTCCTTGTATAGATGCACGGGGAATGGGAGGGGCGGGTGGTGTTTCGACCACGAGTACGGGTGCAGGAATTATTGGAACTCCGGGTGTAGTATTTTTGGCAAAATGTATGGGCGGGGAACCAGGGGGAGCTACGATAACACTCACTGGAGAGAGAACCGGAGGATTGCCGGGAAGCTATACATCATTCACGGAAATTCTACTCAAATATCCAATCATGGCTGTCGGTGGTGGCGGCGGAAGCGGACAGAGTACCAATAACTTTGATTCTGGTGCAGGGGGCAGAGGCGGAGGGTGCGTGATTATAGAATGTGGCGGAGCTTTAAACTTTACAACAGCAAGCGGTGTAGATGTGTCGGGAGGCGCGGGAGGTAATGGAGAAGTAAATGGCGGTGGTACAGGCGGTGGAGGCGGAGGTGGAGGCGGAGGTGGAATGTTTGTTTGTTTTTATAATACGCTCACAGCTAATTCAGGAAGTGTGGTAGTAACGGGCGGGTCAGTCGGTACTTCCGATGATACAGTGAACGGCGGAGGAGCCGCGGGAACTGCGGCAGATGGCGATGACGCTTCGGGTCAAGCCGGAGCAGGGATAAGCATAATAGCGGCAAATACAGATTACATTTAAATGGCAGAAGCTAAACCAATAATAATTCAAAATCCTCTCGATGGGTGGGTGGTACAAACAGCAGGGACATCAGCTGTATCTCCCAACGCTTCACTTCAAGGACGAGATGGTCAGTACGCCTATTCATCTGCAATTAGTTTATTTAGAACGGAAAAGCCGGGACATATTGCTCCCGGAGAAGTTTTATCGCCTATTGCGGATGCTAATTCTCTAATGAATGAACTTGCTTTAAATGCTGGCGTAGACTCTATGGGCACTACATGGGTAGTTTTAAAAAATAGTAGATTGCTGGCTCTCGATAGAGATACGGCTGCGGCAGTTGATGCAAGGTTCGATGTCGCATTATCGGGCGGTCATGCAAGCCATTCTCCTATTTCGACAACATATATGCCAGACTGTTTAATCTTTACAGACCCAACGGGTACGCAGGTTGTTTTGTGGTCATGGTCTGATGCTGGAGATGGTGATATAGCGGCTATCCGAACAGATTATGGCAGTCAAGATAATGATTGGTTTTCAACTTTATCCGGTTCAGGTGCGCTTACATCAAATGTTGCGTATAAATTGATTCAAGCTCCTGATGGAAATGTCCATTGTACTAATGGACAGTACATCGCAACTGCAACTATGGCATCTGGAGTTGGATACACAACGGCAACGGGAAATAGCCAAGGATTGAATCTTGGAGCTGGATACGTTGCCTCAGGTATAGTCCCGTATCAAGTTTTTGATGCAATTTGTGGTCATGCGATTCCACGAACAAGCGGAAATGTATTCGCTCGTTCAAAATGCCGTGTATGGCTATGGGATGGTTTTTCTCCCGAACCAAATCATATTTTCGATGTTCAAGATAACTTCGCGGCAGGTATTTTTTATGATGGGAATAGATTGATTCTGATAACAAGCGGAAGATCAAACAGAACTCGTTTTTGGGAATTTAACGGGCGCGGATTTGTACAATTTTTTGAGACGACAGCATTCTTGTTAACTCGTCCGATTCAAGGTTCTATGGAATTTTACGGTAACAGTCTTCATTTACTTGCGAACTCAAAACATCTCTATCAGATATTTGGTAACGGGTTTCACGATAGAACGATTCTTACGGACGGAACGGATGTGGCGGAGGTCGGTATGCTTAAAAATCTGTTCCAATCTCAATTATTCGCAGGCGTACAATCAGGTTCGGACAATAAAGTTCTCTATCAAAATGTATTTACACAGTATTATGTCAATGCAGATTTCCGTACTCGACTCATTGAACTTCCATATAGGACAACGGTAACCCGTATCATTGTTTACTTCTCGCAATTCGGTAGCGGAGCAAGTCTGCGGATGGGTATGTTCAAAGACTATGATTCGATGAGTATGGGCGGCGACAATGATCTCTTAAGAGCCGGACAGCACACGGTAACATTCGCCACACACGGAAAACTTAGGCATTATGAATTTCAAATCAATGCGGCGGATATTGATTCGTTCTATCTAAACTTCCTATTCAATCATACGTCAACATCCGATATCGCTGCGATCATTCGTAAGATAGAAATTTATTACAAAAATACAGGTGCATAGTAAAATGTCAAAAAAAATGTTATAATTTACAAAATAAATGGCACTTAGTCAATATACTAGAAATTCTTTACTTGCGGCGGTGCGCGACTCTTACGCAGAGCCGTCTTTAAACTCGCAAATAGTTTTAGAAGATGCTTTGAACAAAGCGGCGCGAGCCGTATATCTCGACGTAGATATAAAATCGTCCAAGCGCGTAGCCATCATTACTCCGAACATCTTTGACGATATTTACAGATACACTTCGCCTAGTGATTTAAAGGACTATGCCGTTATAGACGTCCGTCCTCAAGCATATCCAAACCGAACGCTTAACTCTCGTATCCGGCTTGTATCTCCCGAAGTCTTTGATCGAAAGAAAAGCGCAAATAATCTGCTCGTTGCAATAGAAGACGATGACAATACACAGAAATTGCTTTTAAACATTGACGTAGACGATGATGTTGACGAAATTTCCAATCTCGATAGTTTAACAGAAGACGGGAGCAACTGGGCGTTGTTTGGAAGTGCCACGAACGTTGCTATTGATACGAACAGAAAGGTAGAAGGTAATGCTTCGATTGGATTTGATTTAGATACTGGAACTACGGCTGGAATTTATAACGCAGGTATTTCTCCTGCACTGGCGATCGGCACGGAAGTGTTTAACTCCGGTGTAGGGATTGTATGGGCGTACATAAATTCGATGGCAACAGCAGTAACTAACTTTATTTTACGAGTAGGATCAAGCGATGCCAACTACTACCAAGTTACGGAGACGACTGATATATCGGGCAACACGTTCGTAGCTGGATTCAATGCACTAAGATTTGATTTTGCGGACAAGGTTACAACGGGTACACCGGATAACGGAGCGATTGCATATGTAGCACTCTATATGACCAAGCCCACGGACAAAGCTGATGATGGATACCGATTTGATGATTTGAAACTCCATCTTGGAGAAATCTATGAAGTCATGTATTACTCCAAGTTTCCGTGGCAGAATGATTCTCAAACATATTTAGAAAATTCTACAAGCGGGACGGATTATATTAACGCCTCGGCGCAAGAACTTGACGGAATTGCCGCACGAGCAAGAATGGAAATTGCTCGTAGAAAAAGAGATTATGAAGAATATAATTTGGCTAAACAAGATTATGAAGAATGGAAAAATACGTATCAACTCAAAAACCCTTCGGAAAGGTTGATAGTAGAAAACGTCATAGACGGATACGCATAATATGCCAACACCTTACGAACTAGAATTGCAGACGCAGGGACTTCCGACCTATGGGCCAACGG